GATTTTGTAAACCGTTCCGTTCACATACACTCGCGTCCCACGCGCACTTTCCAAGGTGTTTTGTAAATCCATGATCCAAACCTCGCTCTCTGCTTTTAAACACCTTGGGATATACATATAAAAAAATATATAATATATCCCAAGGCAATCAGTTTATACTATGGAGCACCCACGTAGCCCGCAGCCCTACCAACATTACGGAATAGGATATTTTTGTTTGGTATATATAAGACCGGAACACCGTATAATAGTTGCATCCAGCGTATAGAACTATCAATGGTTGCAAGGGGAATCTTGACCATTGGTGCCAGTTGTTTGAAGCTCATTGACTCCAGATTTAGCTGGAACATAAATGCAGAAGTGCAGTACGGCAACACTGCATTGTAGTCGTTCAGCTCTTGCGCACCCGCGCCTGCAGCATTTGCAATTCGCAAAATTTTGCGCTCTGTGCCTGTCGCTCCAGCTTTTACAGTTCTGAAAACTTCATAGTAGTCCACAGTCGTGGAACCACTTGGCGTCATTTCCCAAGTGACTTTGTCACCTGCTGCAACGGCCACCGCACTGGGACCTGCTGCAAGATCAACCGGCGCTGAACGTCCGTATTGATTCACAGCCACGATCTTGTAGAAATACGATCCAGCGTCGTCTGCAGTGAATTGACTTGCAGCGTCTGAAGGTGTGGTTGCTCCTGTGCTCACAACAGGAGTACCCGGAATGGAAGCCGCTGGACCCACTGCAGCCGCGTTAGGTGCGCCACCGTCGTCGATGAACACGTCTGGCTCTATGGCAATGTCACCTGCCACGCTCGTAAATCCACGGATGTCCAGACCTACCAAACCACCGTTGGCCGTGAAGGTATCGTGTCTTTCCTTCGGGAAGAACGTTTTAATCAGATCGGCCTTTACCTTCGGGTTGCAGAAAAGATGGGTCGGTTGCCCATAGTTCGGTGCATCGAGTGCCGTCAATGCGCCGTCTGTGAGGAAATCCTCACTCAACGGTTTACCACGCAAATCAATAATGTTGTTTGCGTTCGCATTTGCCAGCATCAGAGTTTCGAAGCCATCAAACTGCAGAGACTGCAAAGATGAGCTACCATAGAACAATGCTCTTTCCAGAATTCGCAGCAAGTGCATCGTTCCATTTACTGTTTCAGCACTGATCACGTTTCCGTGTGCAGGCTTAATCAAAGTCATGGGGTGGGTCACTCTTCGGACAGTACCCATGAATTTCACGACTGCGTATTTTCTTTCATACGTGGAGTCCTGCTCAGTCGGCAAAGCTCCCTCTGCAATCCAGCCCGCATCCAGATTTTCTCCAAAGCTGGATAGCTCATTATGTTCTTCAACCGTGTTAAAAGCTGCCAGCTTCGGAATAGACTTCCAAAGCCGAATATTGTTCATTTTGAATTCGGTAACCTTAAGCGTGTTTTCCAAACTTTCAACACGTAAGGCAAAACCGTCACCGGCTGTCACAGCCGGTTTATTAATATCTGCCCCGGCTGACAAGGCTTTATTCAAGTCATCCACATTTTGCTGACTGACAGGCTGACCAAAGCCTTCCACGCCTTCGTAGTCCTTCCATGACACACCTTGATTTAGACCGTACATGATTAAATCTCCTTGCCCACTGGCTTTACTTAGTTAACCAAAATAAAAAATGCTCATGCCCTAGCGGGCAGTTCCGTTGTTGTTGATGTGATCGGTTACTTGTCTCAGCAACCCCGGTGAAATGGAATTGAACTGCTCGTATTTCGAAACGGCACTGATTAGATCAGTTCCGTCTGCCAGTGCTCCGTTCATTCCCTTTTGAACAGAAGTCTGGACCATATCCATCAAACCGTCGATGATTTCACCTTTGGACAATTGGGTCTCGGGTGCAGGCGAACCACCAAAACCTTTTTGCAACGGCTGTACACCTCTTGATTTGGGCGATCTTGCAGGTTGTCTTTCGATGATACCCATTCGTTCGGTCATGCCTTGGACGTGGCGTCCAATGTCACTTACTGCTTTGGCCAAAATCAAATTGAATTCGTGCTGTCTGTTGTCGCTTTTTTCAATGTGGTCTGCCAACGCGCCCAACGACTTTTTCAACTCGCTTTGGTTCTCTTGCAGATAGTCGCTTACGTCGAGCGCTTTCTGCAGGCTTTCGTTGTCATCCATACTTTTGGTGACTGTCTCACCAAGGGTGGGCTCCTCTGTTTTTTCGCTCTTGCCAAGCAGATCCAGCAACTCGGTTTTTTCCTCGTCGTCTAGATCTTCGGTTTGCGCTTTTTGCAGGAGTGCACTTTTGCGCGTCGTTTTGTCCCCCTCGGACACCACGTTCTCCAACTTCTCCAGAGATTTTTGCAGATCATCTTGAGTTAAATCTTCTGACTTTTTCGCCTTGCTTGCATTCATTTCTTCCTCCTCTTCCTCTTCGTCCTCGGGGCTCTCGACCTCGTTCTCTTCCTCTTCGTCCTCGGCTTTGTATGCTTTCTTTTTCATTTTCACGATGGCCTCTCCTTATAGTTTTCCGTTTGCTTTCAACTCCCGCGACAACCTGATCAACTTTCCAATTTGTTCTGCGTTGGCATTCGGTAGACGACTTTTGAACCATGCAAACGCCTCTGAATCAGACAAAGATTTTTTGAACTTCTTTTTCTTCTTTTCTTTGAACTTCAGAGTTGATTGCTTTCTTTCTTTTTCCAGAGATTCGTTTGTGACAACTCTGCCCGCGCCCATTCCTGTCTTCGGACCAACTACTGCTTGACCAGGATCGGCCACCTCCCCCATGCCCATTGCCTTGTCAAAAGACTGGAGCGATTTCGCTAAAATTTCCATTCTCGCATCTGCATTGACTGGCGCGTTGGTGATGGCCACATTACGCACCAACGCTTTGGCAATGGTTCTTTGTCCTGGTCCAGTCCTTTCGTTTATTTTGCCTTCCACGCTAAAACCCAACCTGCGCTTTGTTTTTGCCAGCGCTTTGCCCAATTCCCAGATTCGATCTGCCCGTTGCGTGTTTAGCAAATATCCTTCAACCCAATGGCCAGCCGCTGGTGCTTTTTTGCCATTGGGCATCGTTTGTCCTTTGCGGAAAAACTGAACTTCCTCTGGATACCCCAGAATCCCATCTGTATCGCGTGAATGATTGTCATTGAACCAGCCATTGGCCTTGAAATCCCGCCAGTCAAGTCCCCGCTGCAGAACCACCTCTTGTTGACGATCTTTCGTTTCTAAAGAAGCAATGCCTCCAATGCGCCTCTGTTTGCCTTCTGGCGCGTCTGCCTTTTCAAAAAAGTCAACGGGAACTTCAAAATCAAAAGGCATCGTTCTGTTCATGGAAAACTCCTTAAAATAAAAAAGGGACGAATGGCATCAGCCAATGCTAACGCTATTCGCCCCTACTCAGACCAAATCGTCCCTACCGGGCATGCTATGATTTGAAGCTAACCGCGATTCCAGAATGCGTCAAGGTTTACTCGGGAGTACAAACTTCTCACTGGCAATGAGAGTCCCGTTGCTTATCTCCAAAGGCACTTCAATCGGTTCTTTGCACCAATAGCATTGGGTCTTGCAAACCCCTTCCTCAAAGGTAATTGGCCCTTGAGTACGCAACCTGACACGTTTTCCAGACTTTTGTAAAACGTGATTTTTACAGCGTGGACATCTCATGCAACTTCCCGCATTAGCGCCTCATAGAAATACTTGTTGACCGCTTCGTCTGAATCAAACTCTGGAATTCTGGGATCGAAAAAAGGCTCCATTTCTTCCCAATTGCTCAGCGTCAATTTATTGAACACCCAGCGCTCATTGTTCGTGATGACTTCCACAATGCCCAACGCTTCCTCGTCAACAAATTGATCGTCATTATCCCAAAGTAATTTGACCGTGTGATCGCCCAAATAAATGAGTAACCCGCCTGGTGTGGATCGGAGAATGCCAAGCCTAAATGCAAAAGGCTTCCCGAGACGAGTGATTTCATAAACCACGTCTGTTTTCATGTTTCCCAATCCTCCGGCGATATTTTGAAAGTATCCATAATCTGCTTGGTCGATGGAGCACTGGTCGTAATCACCTTGATGAAATCGTCCAAAGACTTTCCAGCTATTTCAGTAATACCTTTTTGTTTGAACTTATCCTTCAAACTCTTGGCCTCATGTTCAGAATCAACAACCATACCCAAAAAATCTTCAACGGCAACACCGTGTTCAAAAATTATCTCATTGGTTTTTTGTGTGACTCCTGTTTCTGTTCTTTTTTTTGTCGAAGCAATGCTAGTTCCCCCTGGAGTTGACATTGACGTTGTCCCAAATGCATCGCTGTCATACCTCCACCAATCAGCTCTTTTGAACAGTTTTGGTTTTCCAATTAGCTTGACATTATAGGAAGAACTAAGACCAATTTTGTCTGTGGCTACTCTGAAAAATGTTCCCTGTGCTCCCCCGCATGTGACATCAGAATCGGCTGACATTCCGGTTTGTATCATGGACATGTCAGCCTGATATGAGCCCATCACATAGCGTTCTTTACGTGAAGACCAGCCCGCTCCTTGAAAAATATTCATAAAAGAGCCATCAAGACTAGCGCCCACATACGGGAATTGCCAACCTGCCTTTTTGAATCGTTCAGCATCGTCAACAATCACGGTTGAATTACCTTGGAACACTGACTGAATCTTGGCTGTCTTGGCGTATTTTGTCAGCTTCAACTTTTTCAATTGGGCATCAAGATATTCCTCGTCATGGGCCTTTTTATGATCAAAGTCATGGTCGTAAGACCAACCTTTTGCTCCCATACCGCTTTTCACCAAACACATTTTTTTGTAAATGCGATCCGTGTTTTTATTTGTTCGTGACAGCACTGCTTTAGGGTCATAACCCATTTTCTGAAACGCTTCGCCCAACTCGGCTTCCATGTCAGAACCTTCCGCAACACGAATTCGAAAATGCCCCCGGAATGTATTGCCATGGGTTATCAATTCAATTCTGGAACCTTCAGCCGTATTTCCTTTTACTCCATCTTCGTCTTGGACAGTTCCTCCAGCTTTGGATTCATCATGAAAACCACCTTCCTCATCATAACTGTGAACAGTCCAACCAGTAACAGGCTCTACGGTGCCCGCTGCAGAAATAAACGGAATCGCACCATGAAATAAATCCTCACTGAAGTTTGCTTCCTGCACATGGGCCAAATCGCCGGAAAATTCATAAACTATTTTTCCAGATTTTGTTTTTATCTTGCGAACCTTCAATCCAAAATTGCGTAAAACTCCTGGTGCGCCCATGCGGATCTGGTGTCCAAAGTAAGGGATTTTAATTGCGTCCAAAGCGTTCAAATCGTCGTAATTGTCGCCCACCTCTTGCCAGAGTTTACCTATGCTCGTACCAGGCAAGCTTGCTTGAACAAACCCTGGAACTGTCTCGGGCTCTGTCACAACCATTTCGGTTTCGGTTTTGTTGACCTTGTTGAGAGATTCCTTTGTGACCATGTGAATGACGTTATATTGTCCCTTTATTGGCTCTGGAAATGGGGTTTCCAGATTTAGGGCTTTGACCATGTCCTTCATTTGCTGAACTTGGGTTTCGCCATTACCCGAGACTTTCAAAACCATCAAATTGGGGTCATCCTCGTGTTCAACAATTTTGTGGAACCCAGATTGATTGGGTAACAAATCTTTGGCTGTATATTCCGTGGTCTTCTCTTCGAACTTGGTGCCCTTTGGATATTCTTTTCCATCCGGCCCCTTTATCGTTGCCGCTGGATCGCCTGGCAAGGCTTTCTGGATTTGTGCAATCGTGGCTTTGAACATTTCTCCCGCTGGGGTGTCAACCCACTTGCCTTTTATTTTCAAATCCTGAATCAATTTCTTAAACTCTTCAGGATTTTCTTTGTGGCCAAGTAGAACTGATTTTCCAGATTTCTTGGCGTAGGTCCCTGGCTCCAACCCATACAAATCGTAGTGATTCTGCAAATGCGACAAGATAAACAGGTCTGACTCTTTTGTTACGCTCGGATGTTTTTTGACCCATTCTGCCATTGCTTTGGCTTTGGCCTTTGCTTCAGCTTCGGCTTTCTGTTCTTCCTCTGTTTTCCCCGGTGGAGGTGCTGGCTTGTCGTAAGGTAGAATTGCTGCCTGTAAATTCGTACCCGGTGGATAAACCGTCAATGGTGCCTTATCGTCGTCGGCGTCCAACGCTACCCACGCACCCACCACAGATTTCTTGTAAACGTGTTCAGGATCATTAGGATCAGACGTTCCCAAAACTTTGAATTTATCAAGGTCTGTTTTTACATAAATCTTATCTGGTGCGCCTGAAAAGGCTGTGCCAATTGGTGCAGCCTTTAAGTAGTCCGCAAGATCTACTGCCCCCAATTTTCCAGGCACGAGCACCTTTGGGTAATCGTCTGGCATCGTCTCCCAGTTATCAAGCGAAGGTGTAGGCTCCGGTTGCAGCTTCGCCTTACCCGCTGGCATTTCAACCGTGACAACATTTTCCAGAATTTCACTTTCGATTGCTGTGAACGCCCCCTGCGCGTTTGTCTTGGGATACTTGTCTTTTGTCAGCATGTGCTGATCAACGCCCAAGTCCACCAACACTGCATTTAACCACATTGCAGCGTCGTCCACCCCGTCATAGCAAATGTAATGCACGGGAGGTTTCCCCGGTTTTTGCTTTGCCGGTTTGATTGACAGTGTACCCTCTTGCAAGGTTGGGTGTTGTTCCAAAGCCGCTTGAAGCGACACAGAGACTTTTACGGTTGCGTTGGGGTCAGCTTCTTTTTCAGGTAACGCGCTGGTGCTTTCTCCTTTTGCTACGGAATCGAATGTTTCACCCGCTGCAAATTGGAGTCCCCCCAAGCCAAATATTTTTTTGGGCGCGACGTATAAGTTGAGATGGTCCACAGCGACCAACTTGTCAAATGCTTTAACAAGGTTTTTGGTTATTACCTTGAAATAAGTAAGACTCAACTTGCTACTGCGAATATACCTGATCACTACATTCGCAAACAAACATTAGTCAATGCAGAACGCTTTATAACTCCTGAGCTAAAAGAGTTTGAAAATAAAGTAATAGGCGCAGAAGAAAAAAGACTTAACCTGGAGTACCAACTCTTCAGTGAAATTCGTTTGAGAACAGCGGAGTCCTCCTCAAAAATTTTAAAAATTGCCAACTCACCCTTTTATGGCACTATGACAGAAATTTCAAATGTCGGTCGTGCTGTTGTGACTTTAGGGTTTGATGAGGTACGAAGTATTGTTATCGGTCTATCACTGACAGGAATTTTCAGTGAGGATCTTGGTTTTGACGAGTTTGATGCCACAGATCTTTACTTACATTCCATAGGTGTTGCTACAGCTGCAAAAATGATTGCGGAAGAAGTTGATGGCCTTGAACCTGAGGACCTTTTTACGGCAGGTATGCTGCATGATTTAGGACGTATTCTTTTTTGCATATACTTCCCTACAGAATTAAAGGATATTTTAGCCTCTGTTACCGAGACCGGTATGCCTTTGACCGAAGCAGAGCAGCGTTATGGCCTTACCCATAGTGATATTGGCGCATACCTTGCTATTCGTTGGAAATTAAGTGATTTTCTCATTAATGTGATTCGTTTTCATCCCATGATTGGATGGACAAATAAGGATATTTTTGAATACAGGAAGAATAAAATTCAAAGCTGAAAAAATCCCTTTCTTTTGAATACC